TCGACGTTCGCGAACTACGCCGAGGCGCGGCGCAGCTTCTACGAGGAGTTCGTCTCGTCGGAGAACAAGCTGATCCGCGAGGCGTTCTCTCGGCATCTGCTGCCGCGCTTCCATCGCGCGGGGCGCGGCGCCGTGAGTCTCCGGCACGACTATTCCGAGGTTCTCGCGCTCCAGGAGACCGAGGAGAAGCGATGGACGCGCGCGACCGAAGGTCTGCGTGCTGGCGGCCTCACGCTGAACGACTACCGCAAGGAAGTCGGGCTCGAGGAGGTCGCTGGCGGCGATGTCTTCCTGATGCCGTCCGGCGTGATCGTCACACGTGACGTCAACGGCACCATGCAGCACGTCGGCGCCGACGAGTCGGCCGGATCGGATCCCGAGCAGAGCGACGGAAAGGCGCTGCCTCTCGTGGAGGAGTCGAAACAGATCGAGATGAGCAACTGTCTCGCCTGCGGCACTTTCTACCCGTCGATGGCAGAAGCAACCATGTGCGAGGTCGCACACACACGGACCGAAGGAGAGGCGCGATGACCGGCATGGATCGACTCACCGTCCCGATCGAGTGGAAGGCATCCGCCGACGACTCGGGCACGCTCGAGGGGTACGCCTCGACGTTCGGGAACATCGACTTCGGGTACGACGTCGTCGTCGAGGGCGCGTTCCTCAAGACGATCGCCCGGATCAAGTCGGAGGGCATCCCGCTCCTGGCCGACCACGTCGCGTCCGTCGCGTCCGTGCTCGGCACGATCTACGACGCAGCCGAGGACTCGAAGGGCCTGAAGATCAAGGCTCGGTTCTCGTCGGCGCCGTCCGCGCAGGACGTGCGGACGAAGCTCGTCGAGGGCCACCTGGGCAAGCTGTCGATCGGTTACGAGGCGACGAAGTACGCCTACGAGGAGCGCGAGGGGAAGACAGTCCGGCTCCTGCAGGAGATCAAGCTGTGGGAGACCTCGGTCGTCGTGCTTCCGATGAACGAGGAGGCGGTGACCACGCGGGTGAAGTCGCTCGCGGGGATGCTGACCGCCGACGCGCGCAAGGCGCTGGCGGCCGACATCGCGGAAGCCTCCATCGACGAGGCCGAGGGCCTCACTCAAGACAACCCCGGCGATCGCGGGGTGCAGTCGAGCGACGAGCTCGGCGGTGGCGGGCCTGACGAGGGTTCGCAGCAGGCGGGGGACGACCCCGCTGACGGTGCGTCTGACGAGGGCGCGCATTGGGACCGATGGGCCAGCGAGGCACTCCTCGCCGACAACGATCCCGACGCAACCGCGGACCCGGCCGACGTGGCTGGACTTCGCACCCTTCTGGAGTTGAACGAGACCGCACTCGGTCTCGGCTCCGCAGATACAGAAAGCGAGTAGTCAACATGGCTCACCCCATGCTCGAACGCGCCGCCCAGCACACCGCTCAGGCGCGCGCCATCAACGACGAGTTCGAAGGCAAGGCCATGCCGGCCGAAGCCGCGAACACGATGCGGCAGCACCTCGCCAAGGCGTCGGAGTACCGCTCCCGCGTCGAGGCCGAGGCCGAGCTCAAGGCCAACGAGGCCTGGATCTCCGAGCCGCAGTACAAGCACGACATGGCCGGCGGCTCGTCGATCTCCGAAGGCTTCGGCCACGGCGAGGTCATCCTCGAGTCGGAGAAGAAGGAGCTGCAGCGCAAGGCGTTCCACCACTTCCTCCGCCACGGCACCGACGGCATGTCGCGTGAGGAGAAGTCGGCGCTCGTCGAGGACTCCACCAGCGGCGGCCAGAACCTCGTCCCGTCGGACTTCGCGGGCACGATCGTCAAGGAGTACTCGCGGCTCGCGGTCATCCGCAACCTCGCGCGGATCCGCCCGACGACCTCCAACAAGGTCGACGTCGGCTCGGTCACGATCAACGCCGGCGGCTGGGGCAAGCTCGAGCTCGCAGGATCGACCACGACCGACGGTCTCGCCGGCGACCCGAACGCCGCAAAGCAGACGATCACGGTGGAAGACCTCACCGCGCTCGTGCTGCTCGGCCGGGACGAGCTCGACGACGCCGACAACATCGAGGCGATCATCCGCGAGGAGCTGGGACTGAAGTTCGCCGAGCAGGAGGACGACGCGTTCGCCTTCGGCAACGGCACGGACAAGCCGACCGGCATCGGGTACGGCTCGACGATCACCCAGAAGGTGACCGCCGGCGCCGCCGACACTCTCGTCGGTGACGACGTCATCAAGCTGCAGTACGCGGTGCCCGCCTGGGCGACGAAGAACGCGGTGTACCTCGGCAACGGCACGGTCGCGCAGGCCGCGTCGCTGCTGAAGGACTCCAACGGCGCGTACCTGTGGCGTGAGTCGCTGCGCGCGGGCGAGCCCGCGACGCTGGCCGGCTACGCGTTCCACCGCGTCGACGGCCTCCCGACGATCACCGCCTCGACCGGCGCCATCAACACCTCGCTGGTGTTCGGCGACGTGCGCGCGGGCTACATGATCGCCGACCGCGCGGGCATCACGGTGCAGCGTCTCGTCGAGCGCTACGCCGAGCAGGGCAAGATCGGCCTGCTCTTCACGAAGCGGGTCGGCGGCGGAGTGATCCGCCCCAAGGCGTTCTCGGCGCTGATCATCTGATCGAAGGCCGTGGGGACCGCTTCGGCGGCCCCCACGGCCCACGCCGCTCTAGCTCAGTCGGCAGAGCGACCGCCTCGTAAGCGGTAGGCCGCAGGTTCGATCCCTGCGAGCGGCACCATTTCTCGCGCGACAGCGCGACCCGACCCCGAGGAGGGATCATGCAGATTCGAGTTCTGTACGGCTTCGTCGACGCCCGCGCGAACCGATCGTTCGTGCCCGGCGACGTCGTCGAGATGCCCAAGGAGAAGGCTGAGTCGCTGGCGGCGATCGGTGCCGTCGAGGTCCTCGCGGCCCAGCATCCCGCGGCTCGCCGAGAGACGAAGTCGGCCAAGCGCTCCGCGACCAAGGCCGCGGCGGCTGCAGGGGAGTCGTCGACAGCGATCGGGCATGGCGCTCACGCCGCCGGCGACGTCGCCACAGCGATCGGCTCGACGGCCGCCGCATCCGCGGAAGGGTCCACGGCGATCGGGGACGGCCTTGCCGACTGAGCCGGCCGAGGTCGCCGACGCGCCGATGGGCGACGTCGCGGTCGCGTGGGTCCACGGCGACCAGGTCGACGCGTCGTTCTTCCACTCGTTCATCGCGGCGCAGATGCACGACGTGTTCGAGGGTGGGCTGCGCATCGGCCGCACCCTCCCGGTGCGGTGCGCGTCAGGTGGGCTCGTGAAGGCGCGCAACCAGACGGTGAAGGCGTTCCTCGACGGCGACGAGCAGTGGTTGTTCTGGGTGGACACCGACATGGGGTTCGCGGCCGACTCGCTGCACGCACTCCTGTCGCTGGCGCACCCGGTCGAGCGGCCGATCGTCGGCGGGCTGTGTTTCGCGCAGATGGAGCGCGAGCACGACGGCATGGGCGGGTTCATCACCGAGCCGATCCCGACGCTGTACAAGTGGGCCGAGCTCGGCGACGGCGTGCGCGGGTTCGTGTCGTGGCGGAACTACCCGCGGAACAGCATGTGCGAGGTCAACGCGACCGGATCCGCGTTCATCCTGATCCACCGCAGCGTCTTCGAGGCGATCCGGGATCAGTTCGGTGACACCTGGTACGACCAGCTGCCGGCGCCCGACGGCGTCGGGCTGCTCGGCGAGGATCTGTCGTTCTGCGTGAAGGCGCGCCGCGTGCAGAAGTCGATCTTCGTCCACACCGGGATCCACACCACGCACCGCAAGCCGCGCTGGCTCGGCGAGGCCGACTACATCCACCCCGACGATCTCGCCGAATTCGAGGAGGCTGCTCATGAAGGTCGACTCCTCGCAGCTGGCTGACTTCCCCGGCGCCCCGTTCACGCAGAAGCACATCGACGCGGTCGTCGCGAAGCTGCAGCGCGCGCTGGGCTGGCACGTGGGACCGAACCGAGCGGAGACGCTCAAGGTCCGGCACACGGTATTCAGCGACATGCTGATGCTGCCGTCGCGGAACGTCACCGCTGTCGCAGAAGTCCGCGGCCCCAGCGGGATCGTGACCGGATGGCAGCTGAACAGCGCGGGCGAGGCAATGCTCGAGGGGTGCTGGCCTGCTGGCCGGTACGAGGTCGACGTCACGCACGGGTTCTCGCCGTTGCCGGCTGATCTGCTGGGCGAGGTCGCACGGGCATGCGTCGAGTTCCGCACGGATCCGACGCTCGCGTCGTGGTCTTCGGGGCCGTTCTCTGCGTCGATGCGCTCGCCCGGGCATCGCTCTGGTCCATCGGCGACTTTCTACGCCTACGCGGCGACGACGGGGGTGTGACGTGCAGTTGCCGTCGGGGTTCCTGCCGCACACCGTCACGATCAAGCCGCTGGCGGGATCGACCGGGATGGGGCCGACGTACGGTGCGACGTTCACCGTCTCGGCGATGGTCGAAGACGGCGCGCGCATGGTGCGCGGCGCGAACGGCGCGGAAGTCGTATCGACGGCGCGAGTGCACTGCGAGTTCTCCGTGGTCGCGCCTCCCGGATCGATGGTCACCGTCTGGCCGGGCACCGCGCGCGAGCGTGAAGCGAAAGTGCTCGCAGTGGGGGGTTCCGACCATCCGGTCGTCCCGGGGTATCAGACGCTCGCGCTCGCGTGAGAGGGGGCAGCTCGTGAAGATGCACACGCCGATCCTCACGCTCATGGAGCAGGCAGCGCAGGAGGGCATCCGCGAGGCCGCGAAGGCGACGCTAAAGCGCGCCCGCGAGCTGAGCCCGACAGACACAGGCGCGTCGGACAAGACCGGGTTCGTCGTCGTCGACGACCTGACCGCACAAGTCGGGTTCACCTCGCCGATCTCGCGGATCCAGCACGAGGATCTCGACAACGAGCACCCCGCTGGCGGGCAGGCCAAGTTCCTCGAAGCGGCGGCCGCCGAGGTCACCGCACAGACGATCGCCGTCGGCGTCGGGAAGAGGCTCGCTCGTGGATGACGCCGCACTGACGACGCTGCTCTGCGAGATCCTCGGCACCGTCCCCGGGTGGGAGTGGCGGCCGACCGGTCCCGACTACACCGCGAACGAGGTGGCGATTCACTACGGGGCGATCCCCGAGGAGAACGTCCGAGCCTCCGTCGGCGTGCGGATCTACCAGACCTCCGACGACACCGTCGAGGCGTTGCACTCCCGCCGAGCACAGCTGCGATTCCGCGGCCCCCAAGGCGCACGGAATGGCGCCGACAAGCTTGCGCACCCGGCCTTCCTGGTGCTCACCGGACTCTCCCGAGTGGGAGGGATCAGCGGCATCAGCCGCATCTCGATGGCCCCACTCGGAGCCGACGAAAACGGTCGCGAGGAGC